TGGAGCATCTCCCAGTATTATAACCCGTCAAGAAGGCTGAATGCAACCACTTGGTCATCAAGTCCTTACGAGTATTCACATCCTCAACTTCACAATCACCAAAGAAGTGCTCACTACGAAGTGAAAAACCACCATAAAGGTCGTTAAACCATTCCTGAAATGCGACTTCGGCAGTGTCTTCCCACTCCCATTCTGATGTAGGATGTTTAGTCATTTTCCAAATACTCCTGATAAATTGGTTGTAGAAACATATCTTTGATTTCTTCTACTGTCTTATTATGTTTTTTTGCGTCTGCTTCAAGAACTTCATCAGGCACCCAAGTTGCCGTCATTTCGTTAGAGTTTTTCCAGTCTTCAAAAGATAGTTTAGTCATAGGTCTAATGGTTGTTGTGGGTCTTGATACCAGAACTCTTTATATGTGATCCACTTTTCTACATCAGTCTCCATCTGTGCCATCCAGTGAATACCATTTGCATCAATCGCATCAAGATAATGAATGCGTGTCTTCGGATCAATTGTACGGGTGATCGTTACGAATTTAACTCGTTCAGTCATTTGTCTTTCCAAGTAAAGTCCAGAAGCAGTTTTGAAAAATATCTCACAATACGATTTGGTTTCTTTTCCAGATACACTTTGATGTTTGGTTTAATGTCCCAGTATCCTACCTCATTTGTACCAATTCTATACTCTGTGTTCCAAGATACAGTATTATTGGCAACAAGATAAGAACCGTCTGCTCCTACTGTAAGTGTGACTGGGAAACTACCATATTTTTTTGCGGATTCAAAGTTCTGAATAATACGATCAAACTTTTGATTATAACGATGCTCTTGATAGTATTTGAGTTGTGCGAACTTGTACTCTACATCCTCAATCTGGTTATCAATCTTCTCTTCAAACTCTTGTGAGATTTCTTCTAATGACTTGCGTGGTAATTGAAATGAACCTTTGATTTCAGGATGCTTATAAGGAATAGTGAAGTATTCCTTTGCGACTTCATATTGTTCATTATCTTCACCCATAGAAGCAATCAAACCCATAGTATCAAAGACATTTTTTATATCTTTGATGGTTTTGAGTTTGCTTGTATCAAGTTTATGATTTAGTCGTTCATTCATTTGACATTCTCATTAATAGGGGGGTCAATCAATCCTGGTGGAATTACATACCAGATAATGTTGTTTGTTTTGCGAATATCTGTTAGAGCATACATAAACTCATCAATAGTATTGAAAGATAATACTTCAAAGTCCTCTTCTTGATGAAGAGAAATCTTTTTATTTTGAATATCTACCACATATCTTATTGGAGTTTTAAGAAGTTCAGTCATTTCAGTTACTCTCCTTTTTCCAATTCTTGAAGGTGCCAGCAAGCATAATCGTGTGCTGCCATAAGTTTAGTTACATCATTACCAGCAGAAGACGCAGAAGCATCTACACTATCAGCAGCATTTTTCCATCCAGCATCAGTAAGTTGCTGCCAGATTTGGTTGATTTCAAGAAGCAACTGGTCTTGGTAGTTCATCGGTTTGTTGTGTATGAAGTCATTATACAACGAAAAAGAGCACCTGTGGAGATGCCCTGTGCCAGTTTCTCAAGTGTCCTTCAGTCCAATCAGTTTAGCAAAATCAGGAGTGATAGTAAGGTTTTGTTCTTTTACAAGATTACGAACTTCTTTACGAAGATGAAGATACTTGTCTCGGTATTCTGTGAGATACTTTTGTGCTTTGTTCTTTTCATCAAAGTCGCACTGGTGTTCATAGGTTCTATTATATCTCATTTTTTTAAGTCATCCAAACAAGCAATAAGTTTTACGATGTGATAGTTTTCTTTGAAATGCTCTGTGTTATTCAATTCCTCATAGGCATCTTCTATTGTAAGGTAAATGACTTGATTGGTCTTGTGTAAATCAGCATAGACCTTACCATCCTGCCTCTTCAACATAATCACATAGAATTCAGTCATTTCAGTTCCTCTTCTACTTTTTCAATCTCAAAGATTTCATTTAGAAACTCCAGACCATACTTACCCACAACCCAAGCATCTTTATCCTCAAAGAACCTATCACCTATGGTTCTCATATCATAAGACTCTTTGCCTTTATCAAAGAAAGCAATCACATAACAATACTCTTTCTTTTCTCTTGGACATTCATACCACCTGACGAGTTCATATTTGTTGTTGAATTTACACCAACGAAACTCTATGTTTCTGAACCTCATTCTTCTTCCTCTTCATAGGGAAACATAGCATCATACTCTTCATCAGTCAGAGTCAGATACTGAACATCAGCATCTTTGTGCTCTTCAGCATACACCAACTGATAGTGAGCAAAGTCACTTTCAGAAGTGCTGGCATACTCTATAAGTCCATCAACAAGGCACAGGTAGTTCATTTGGTTTCCTCCAACTCATCAAGTTTCTCATTCACAAAATCAGTAATATCAATCTTATTCACATCCACGCCTTCATCCTGGCAGTCAAGAATAAACTCCATAAAAGCACCAAGAATCAGACAAGCACGTTTCTTATCGTGCTCTACAATTGTAGTATGAGGGTGAGCAACGTAATGAGTAATGTTCTCGTAGAGTTGGTCGTAGGTCATTGTTGTTCCAAGATAGTCTTGATTTGTTTGAGGTCTTCTACTCTTTGTTTGGCAATGTCATACTCTTCACAATACCAGTCAAGATCATTTACTTCGTGATTGGTTTGCTCCCTAATGTCCCATTCAAGACATTGTAGGTGCCCTTCTTGGTCTTTTATAAAGTATTCTAAAGTATCAATCATAGACATTAGAGCACCTCCCAATCACATTCCCAGAAATCGTTGATATTCACCCAGAAGAAGTATTTCTGGTTCTCTGATGCGAGAAACAGCATACCATCACCCTTGTCCTGCTCAACAATACAGATAGGGTTGTTGTCCATCATATTCACAAGGCGGTTCTTAGCCTTCTTGCTTTTGGGTCTGACTGTTACTCTTCTCATTTTGAATCTCCAGTTTTAGTTTGCGAATACCAGTAATAAAGTAAGCAAAGTCACGGGATTCAGTCACCCGTTTCTCTTCACCACACACACCACACTTACCATTCCAGACAGATGAACAACCTACAGAATATACTCCATACTTTTGTCCACAATCCATACAGGTTGTGCCTGTCTGTTCAAGTCGTTTGAGGAGTGCCTTCTTCTCTTTGAGAGTCATAGGGGCGTTTCAGATATGAATATTATAGGTCATCAAGACTCTTCAGTGTCTTCTGGTGTGCCAGTTTCTAAAGTGTCTACATCTTCTACCAGGTCTTCCAACCTTTTCTTAAAGTTTTCATCAAAAGGAATAAGTTTCTCTTCACCTCTATCAATTCTATCACACATTTCCATCAGATATTCTAGAAACTCTTTGGGATATGTTTCATCCATATTGATGCTGCACCAGAACCACTGATAACATTCTTCATATGGATCGTCGTTTTTCAGCAGAGCATAATCAGCATAGTTTCCACTGATAAGGTCTCTCCACATTTTGAAGTTGTTCCACATTTCTCTCCAACCAGTCTGGAAACAATGTCCAAAATAATACTCAAACCAGTTTAATTTTGTCTTCATCAACACTCATCCATTCCAAGATAATCAGTCTCTTTTTCATCTACTTCCTCTAAATGGTCCCATCTCCAAGTGCGGGAAAGCAAATCAATATCAAACCCAAACTTATATGCCCAGAAGAGAACACTTAGTCCACAACCATTACCAGAACTTATTTGAATATAGGGCCAAGAAGGATAGTCATTCCAACTTACAGACGCTTGAAGCAAACTTCTACGCTTAACATTTAAAATTTGAACATACCATTCGTGCCCGAAGTCTTCACGATGTTTGAATTTAATTAGGTTCATTGCTCTTTAATAACACAAGATGTAGTGCATTTAAGGTCACCAGAAGATCCAGAGACCGTAGATGTATGGTGTGGTGTTTTTTCTGGTGTCAAATTATATGATACAATAGCGGATACAAAAAACGCAAGTGCAGGGATTGCGACATATTGTAGATAAGTTTTACTGCTCATTATTGTTTTCCTCAAAGTCAAACCATTCATACAGAGAGTTCATCGCACCATCAACCTCACAATCAACCACAGCATCTTCGTGTGGGTTCTCTACGTGTTTATGGGCACGATTGTATCCATAACGAACACCTTCTTCCAGTGCCATCTCCAATACCTTACGAAAGTTGGGTTTCATCAGTCTGGTAGTAAGTAAACATACTATAAGACCCCTGACTCAAAAAGTCAAGGGTCATAAGGATTATATTTGTGTTTCCTGTTCTCTTCGCATTCTATCTTGATCTTCCCTTCTATTTTTTGCTTCTATTTCATGATAGGCGTGTCTTCTCTGCCAAGCAGCATTACGAATATTTTGCCTTGCTGCAGAAGTAAGAGTTGCTATTTTAATTTCTTTCCTATCAGCAGCAGATAACATTTGCTCCTGAAATTCCTGAAAGGTTTTCATTCTTAAACTTTTTAGTTATTTATGTAAAGACTTTACACCATTCAGAACTTCTTGAAAACGTTCGGCACGACTCTTGTGGTGCTCTACATTCTCCTCAAGCACACTCACAATATCGTCCAGGACAACATCCAGAGACGCATCAGTATCAAAGTATTGTTGGATTGCTTCGGCAAGATACCGCCGCCGACTCCATTCCATACTATAGGGTTTGTAGTCCATAATCATAGTGTATATGCGGGTATTATAAAGTATTTACTCTTGGTTGTCAAGTTCTGCTAGGTAATCTGTCCACCATTGTGGATCTTTTTTCATTTTCCAGTTGGGAACTTCTTTACCGTGTTCAAAATACCATCTCCATATTGCTTCATCTATTACTTCAGCAATCTCAATCCTTCTCTGCCTCTTCATCAACGTCTCCATATGCATTTTCCACATAGGGTCCGTGTTCTCGTTTTGCATCTTCTCGGACATAATTGACTTCGGATACGCTAGAGGACAACCAGACAGATACTTTCATTATAAGATATATAACCGCCAGTGGAAGAAAACAAAGTGAAAGTATGACGGCGTGTTTCATCGATTTTTTCGATCATATTGATGCCATTTACACCAACCATCAGGTGAAATCTTGCCTTTCACAGCAGTACAGGCATTAGGTTCTCTCCACATATTGCAATTAGTACACTTTTGGTTACCTTTTGGTTCGTTCTGATACTTTGCAGTTGCTTTTGATGCCTTTTCTTCTTCCGATAGAAACTCTTGAAATGATTTCATTATTCTTTCTCCAAGCACTTTTCAAACTTATCTCTCAACTCATTCAGTTTAACTTGATGTTGAAACTCCATAATATGATCTTTTATTTCTTTCTCCTCTTCAGTAAAGTTCATGCGATATTTGAGTTTAGTATCAACAAGACGCACCATTTCCATATAGAACTCAGTGCCTTTATGAATAAACTCTTCGTAGGTCAATCCCTAGTCCTCCAATCGGTTTCGTCTTCATCACGTTTAAACCAATCAAGAAGTTCATCAGGACTGTCAAAACCTCTTCTACCAAATCTTTCGTGCCCTAAACCACCAATGTCCATTGAGTTTAGGAAGTCATCCATTTCATCCATATTGGGATTTTCTGCTTTACGTCTTGCCTGACGGAGCATTGTTCCAGCAGAACGATTTGCTTTTGCAAGTTTCTCTGCCCAAATCATATCTTCTAAACTCACCTCTTCGTGAAGAACAATCTTTTCACAGATTGCTTCAAGTCTCAACCGATACTGCGTAGAGAGCATAAGAATTACCAGATATAGGTCTATTTATTTTCATATTCGTCCATCAACTCTTTTGCAAGTTTCATAGAACGACGATGCATCATATATTTTACCACAGGATTTCTTGGATTGTGTAACAACCACCACTTTTGCTTCTCATAGTTAGCTTTTGCTAACTTAAGCACATAATAAAAAGCAGCAGCGACACTATCATCAGTTACGATGAAGTATGCCACTACTGTGAATACGATAAACCAAGCGTAATAAGTCATCGTCTGATAGTTTTTAGATAGTCTAACACGTGCTCACGCACTGCCATCAATTCATGATAGCATTTCTGATTATGAGCACATTGACGAAGTTCGTGGTCTGGTTTATGAACACTTTCAATGAACAGATCAAGACCACGGTTCCATTTGACTTCAGGAGTTTCTTCCATAATGTGCCTTATAGTTACACTATTTAACCAAGAAATTGATCCAGACTGGAGACCGATGCGCCTTTTGCGGACTTTTGAATGTAGGTTTTTGCGGACTTGTAGTTGTTGGCAACGTGAACCTGTTGCCCATTGTGAATAATCATAAACTTTTTACCAAATGGAACTGCTGCCCACATACCATCTTTGGTCACATAACCTTGAGGATCTCCTGGTTTTGCATCAAGAATACCAGGACGGTTGATGAAAGGTTTTTGAAAATGTTCCGTCATCCGAATACTGCAGTGACGCCAATGACTTTAGCACTTGGGTTACGAGCAAGTGCAGTTCGCTTTGCATCATTGTAGTCTTTTGCTTCAACGATCTCATCAAAGACCTTACCAGCAATGTAGAGTTGGACTTTGCAGCGCATTGGAGTTTCTCCTGATGTGTGGATAGTATAGCAGAAAAATCAGCGTTTGACAACGCTGATGGCAGGAAGACCCTGCTGAAACACGGTGTCCACCACCGCTTGGACCTTCTTAGCGGTGCTGATGCCCACAGAAGAGTAGACAGGGATACAGACCAACCCAAAGGACTTGGTGTAGTCCTGAAGGGCACCAGGGGCGATCCTGCCGCTGCTGAGACCCTCTGCATCGTCCTTG